AGGCCGGCACAAGTGCGTTGTCAGTAGAATTATACAGATAAATGTCTCTGTAAACGTTACCGGGGAGGCTCGCGAAAGGCACATCACCAAACGCGGACGCAACTGAAAATTTTGTGCCTGTAGGGGCATCAGCGCTGAAATAGCCGTGAATTGCAATATGCAAATTCCGGCCATCAAAAGACGCAAAACTTGCATCAGTCCCGTTTGTAAAGTTGGTGGCTGTAAGTTTTGTAATGTTGTTTATCCTGGCTGTTGTGATGCTACGGCACGTATTACTGCCAAGGGTCCATGCGCTGATCTGTTGTTCATATTCGGCATATTGGAGATCAATATTGCCACAATCGGGTGATACATAAATGCCGGCACGCTGACATTTTACATCATTTTTGTTTGTAGCAAGGATTGAGCCCCGAATATTGTAGGAACCTCCCAGTATTTGGATACCAATATTATTTGCATCGGTTCCTACAGGAACCTTAAATCCATTTGCATCGAGCAGTAGTCCGGAAAACACGATGCTGTTACTTGTTGATTCAACAACTACTCCGTTAGCGTAACTCTCCTGTACCTCGGTGTTACAAAATAGTTCACGTTTTGCGTGATACAAATGTAAAGCGATTGAGCCCGTAATGGTGTGCGTAGCATCATAAGATGCACGCCATCCGTTCATTTTAATCGCCAGGTTACACCATTTGTTTGCCTCGGTTTCGCACAAAACGCCATTATAGCAAAAAGTCACTACAATATTACATAATTCCGAATCAGAAAATTTTGCGTCGATTCCCAAATCGCAGGTATCCACAAAAGCGTTGATAATGGATACATATGCAATATATAAGCTCGAATTAATGCCAATGGACCACCCAGAGACGATAATGTCCCTGATAACACTATTGCGGCACTCCAGCGCATAGGAATCACCTTTGATCTTGCGATATTCTTCGTGATTTTGGTTTGCCGTGACCATCCATGTTTTGTTACGGATATAAATGCCGGATCCTGCCCCGTTGGGGGCCCCTACTCCATAAAGCGCCAGCGATTCGATACGAATCGTAAAATAAATGTCATCGTATGTATTGGGGGCCTTGTATTCGAGGTCGTAAATAATTCCATTGCTGGCGGTGATCCATATAAGGGCGGTCTCGCGCATGTTCTCACCGATTATTCCACAACATCTTTTTATATATATGGTGTCCGACATATAATACGTTCCGCTTGGAAAATATACTGTTTTTCCGGCATCCAACAGCTGTTGTAGCGTCGATGTATTTTGTGCTGCTGCGCTCTGATCGTTTGCTTTAATACCTGCTCCCGGCGCCGACACATATGTCTGCATTTGATTGATGCTATTTTGTAGCTGGTTGTCGGCGTTCTCCCGGGCCGTCTGCTCCGCGTCAATAGCCGTCTGGAGCTGGTTGTCGGCATCCTCCCGGACCTGTTTCTCGGTGTCGATGGCTGTCTGGAGGTCTCTGTCGGCATCCTCCCGGGTCTGTTTCTCGGTGTCGATGGCTGTCTGGAGGTCTCTGTCGGCATTCTCCCGGGCCGTCTGCTCTGCGCTTAAGCCATCATTAAACGCGGTAATAAGGTAATGCAAGACTTCATTTGTGGAGCTGCTCACGCAGTTAGAGCCGGGCACGTATGCGTCACCGGCGTTCATTGCTTTTGTGACGCGCACCAGCGACCCATTGACCCATACAAGATCGTTGACAGCTCTATCGGCTGTGGCGGTGGGGCTGTGGCCCTCATCGATGGGAGTAATGGCCCGTTTCACATTGGCCCAAAGCTCATCGAAATTGCCAATTTTTGTCCAGAACTCGGTACGGTCCAGAGAGACACCGGACGGCACCGGCCGCACAGACAGATATGCGTTGCCATTGCTGTCCACAACCACGGTGTTTGCCTCATACTGGCTGGTAATGTCCCACTGGATGGGGTCTGCATACTTGATCGTGGCCAAACTGACGAAATCAGTCAGTTTGGTGTTAAATTCGTTAAGCACTTCAATAATCCAATCAAGATTGAGATCATGGAAGTTGGTGTAGGGTGCTTTGTGAATAGGATTGATATTACCCATTATCGCATCTCCTTAATATACCAGCAAACAAAAGTTTGCTCGAATGTCCGTGACGATTTTATGAACTGCATTTTCCATTGCGAGTGACAACTCTTTTGCAATGAGGTCTTGCGGGTCTCGCCCTGCCCGGCCCTTCTCGGTCACGGTGTCTTTGTAGTTGTCGTGCGACTCCGAGGTGGTTGTCTGATCGGTGGTGGTCGTATCCGTGCCACTGCTGGTAATGGTGTTCCCAGTACCGAGGGCCGTAGTGCTCCTCTCTGCGGTCTGCAATGTCCCACTGTCGAACCCCGTAACATCCCGGGTAGTGCTGTCACTGCCGTTATTTTGGCCGGTGGTGGTCAGGTTCGGCACTCTGGTTGTCGTTCCCTTGACGCCGTTTGTGCCGGCGCCGGTCCCTAAGTGGTCGGCAGTTCTGGTTCGGTCATCCGATGCCAGTGGGTCGTATTCAAGGCCCAGTGCCTCGGCGTACCGGGTCCAGCTCGGGAGCATGGTTTCAGAATATACACCCAGCGCCCGGCGCATTGTGGGGCCGTCTGCATATAGTACCTCTAATTCCAGCGTATCAAACAGTAATTGATTGCAGACAGTATCTTTAGATACACTGTTTGGAACTTTCAAGTCCTCAAACAGTTCTGGGTATCCTGCCAACAACCCGTTAAAGCTCAAGGTCGCGTGCATCGTTGTTCACCTCCTGCGTATTAGTATCTGGTGGGAACCTCCAATCAACCCACAAAGTAGACTTATCAATTCCAAACAGTTTGTGAACCCGTTCGCAACCACGCTGCAAGCTATCCAACCAGAGCGACGCCTTAGCGGCTGTCTCAACGTTGTTTGAATTGACTTCATCGGTTAGCATTCGTTCTTTCTTGCTGGTATTTGTGTTGGGAATTCCAACTTCCGTGTCAAACAGCGCTTTAATGGTTTTAAGGGCTGTTAACAGTTCGTTGGTGATGAAATTCCCTTTGAGGTCAGTTGCAAAATACATCCACGGGGCTTGCCCGGATGCCCCATTCTTGGGCGCTTTGAGCAAAGAGGCATCAACAAAAACTGCGGGGTCACCCTGCATAATTGCGTCAAACATCTTTTTGAAAGATTCCGCACCCGCTTTGTTGCCTGCCGCGAACACGTAGGCAAGACGGCTATTGATTAAATTGCTCTGGATGGTCTGTGCGGCAAGGGCCATCATGTCCCCGTAATATGCCACAATATCAACCATCCCGCGGTAATCGGGCTGTAAATTGATGATCTCGCATTGCTTTCCGATCTGCAAATATGGGGACCCCTTAATAAAAGGATTTGCAATGATGGAGTGCGTAGGATTGTAAAAAATGTTAATGCCGGTCAGTCCCATTCGGTCATATACGAGGCCATAACGGTCAGTGTTAAAAACCGTTACACCGCCGGAACCAAAGACAAGATACTGCAAGCGGTTACTGGGCCATGTTTCGGGCAATGTCCAGCGGACCATAGACACGGCCTCAAGAAACAGGTATTTACGGAAATAATAGGACAAGCTGTTACCCTTGGTGTGCATCACGGAGGGAGTCACCGGCGACACATGGGCGTTAATTTGCTCGTAGCTGTATGGAGCACTCACAACAGACGACCTCCCCTCGCCATCTTAAACAGCAACCATACCGGCAATTTGCCAGTAGGCCACGGCCCCCGCCCGAGTCCCACTCTACGACCCATGTCCCCACCTGATTCGGGATCCTGATAATGCTGGACGGGTCCCTCAGGTTTCCGGCGGCATCGGCATATTCCCAGTGCGTATGTATGCCTGTCGCGTTGCCGGTCTCGCCCTGTGTGCCGATAAACTGCCCCTTGGAAATGGTGTCGCCCACGTTCCAAATTTGCGAGGCAAAGTGCGCGGCCCGCCATGTCGTGCCGTCGGCCATCCGTACTTTAATCATGTTGCCCCACGACTGATCGCCCGAGGTGCTGCCATTCCAGTGTTGAGCCACGACCACAACGCCAGACTCGGGCGCATAGGCTTTATGATCTCCGTGGACTGTGTCAATGCCCCTGTGGGGGCTGCCGTCAGAGTATGCCGGATACCCGGCGGTGACTCTGATCGGCGACACGTCAGTAATACATTGTTTATATACGGCCATTGTTTACGCCTCCTACTCTAAAAAGAATCCATTTTTCATATAGCTTTTAACGCTGTCAATCTCGGCGGCAGTCGCGGTTAATGCGATGTCGGGGTCATCTACCATAATGAACCCCGGAATACTGAACAGCTGGACGCGCTGGCAAAGGGGCCTGCCGTGGTCCTCATTGTTGTCGTCCACAAGAATTTTAAAACGGGCTACCATATAGGGTATTGTATCAAAGGCTATTGTCGACCCTGTGGCGCCCTTGCTTGCGACATCCGCATTTGTTGCTTGGGCGGCATTTAAAATACCATTTCCGACGTCCGAAATAGAGCCCCCAGACAAGGCGGCCTTCCATCCTCCAAACGCGGCAGCAATGCCCGTTTGCAAAAGTCCTCCGGTCCCCGATGGAATATCAAAGGTAATATTTGATAGTTGAATAGAAACCCCGAGTTTTGCTGTTGTTTCGTGTACTAACTGATTTGCGTTGGTGAATATACGTAAAATGCTGTCGCCGGTAAAAAGGTCAGTCACATATTGTATAGATAATGTTGTGGCACCCCACAGTTTAGAAGCGTCAAGAGGTATTACTCCAAAGGGCTGCAAAAAAATAGTGTAATCTGTGTAGGGGGCCGCATTGCAATACTCCCCTCGATTTGCCGCCTGGGGGTGCTTCGGAACATTCACATTTACCGATTTTGTAAAGTTATTATTATCTTCTCCCAAAATCCAGCACGGGACGTCCACAGACCACCACCCCACATCTACATTGGAGACGAGAGGCAAATGCGCGGTGATTTCTGCAATGTTAAATGGATAATAGGTGCAACTGACGATATATTGATATGGATTAAAAAGGATCTTTGTTAAATTGTCGCTAATTTCTGAATTGTCAATACTAAGGTATGACACATCAGTCAGCAATTTTGCAGATAGTTTTTTGGCATTTGTAGGGGTCATTACTGCATATGTAATAGCCCCAATGGAGTTTGCGGCTTTAGCTATAAACCCAATAACAAAAAAGCCTCCGCTGATTGTTTCCGCAAAGCCACCTTGAAAAGCGGTTGTTACACTTTGCACTTTAGCCGATGCCGGGTAGAGTCCATCTGAAATTGTACCATCATACTGCGCCGACGATCTTGTGACATACTCCGTACTATTGCCGATTTGGTCGCGGTAGCTTGCCAGCGTGTCAACAGTCAGCGAGGCACTCCAGAGCCCATCCGTATATGTCCAGTTCTTCACCCAGTAATACCGGCTAAATGTGGGAAGGTAGCAATAATTATACCCGGTAGGGTCGCTCTGTGTTGCAATTTTGATCTCGGGGTCAATGATATTGCAAGGGGCTTTAAGGTCAATTCCGAACCCCTGCCCACCGCTGGGCCGCTTTGTGCTGTTTGTGCGCTTTGCAAACTGATAAAAGGTAGCTTGCATTTTGCACCTCCTATAAAATAACCGGCGGGCAGATGCCCGCCGGTGCCGGTCAGGACTTAGAGGGGTCTGCGTCCTTGTGCGTGGTGGTTTTCAGGGTGGAGGCTTTGCCCGAGCCGGGCGCGGTGACGTCGACGGAAGTCATCAGGAACAGAACGGCGTTCTCGGTGAAGTCATCGTACCACGACCAACCGTAGTGATACCAGAAGTTAGTATACAGGCCACGGGCGTTCATGGGGGTCGGGACCACACGGGACAGCTTCGGAGTGTAGCCGATGGCGTCCCAATCCAGCAGGCATCCAAACACATTCGACAGCTGCACCGCGGCATTCTTGGATGCCACACCGTCGGTGCCGGTCACGACAGGCGTCGCCGAAATGGTCTCGCGCTTGTCGATGTTCTGCCAGAACGTAACCTGCTCGGCGTCGCGGTATTTCAGCATGTTGTCATGGAATACCTCGGGAATCACGCGGGCGTCGATCTGGCTCTGCATGCCGCTGTACAGATAAAGGTGCTGACGATCATACGGAGTGTGCCGCATGATGTTGTACGTCGTGCCGCCGATTGTCCAGTTTTGATGCCAGTTGATAGACCGCTCCTTCATAAGGCGGGAAATGTCGTTGATACGGCCATAGGCGTACTTTGCAAAACCCGGGAAATTCGCTTCTTTGTAGACGTCCTGCACCTTCAGTTCGGTACCCTGCTGGGTGTTGTACTCATCGAGCAGATACACAACGCTGTGCGGGCTGGTCACAGTCATACCGGTCAGATGGTTGGCCATCAGGTTGTTGGCGAGGTTGCGCCGGTCTGCCTCGATCTGGTTCGACAGATGCAGCACGAACGAAGACCAGAACTGTGCCAGTTCCTCGGGCCCCTTGAATGCTGCCTCCATCTGGGTATCAGCTTGCGTGTACACGCGGCTGTAATTGGTCTGGCCGTAGTAGTTTGTCTGGAGGACTTTAGGCTTGTGGACTTCGTACATGTCCACGCTCTTGCCGTCATCCAGCGCCCACGCCTTATCGGTGACGGGGTCGCTGTCGCAAAAATTGATCTTTCGCACATGATTTGACCAGTCGTCGCCCGTCACCTGCAAGCGCTTCAGCGGGGCATCGTAGGGGCGCACGGCAAAAATGGTACGGCCCAGCACCTGACTGATCGCTTTGGTGTAGTTGTCGGGGCCGGTCAGCAAAGTGGCCTGCGCCACGGAAACGAAACTAGACGTGTCCACGATGGGCGACGTCAGTGTCTGGCCCGTGGCCAGTTTGTTGATCTCGGTCAAAATTGCGGCAATGTCCGCAAAATCCATGCCAAGGGGCATATTACTTCACTTCCTTTCCATAGGTCGGGTCAATAATTCGGGCCGTCACAGTGGCGGCATCTGCCGTCGGCTGCTGCTGGATGCCAAGGCCCAGCGCGTTCGCCTGCAACGTCTGCGTCATGGTCTGCATTGCCTGGGCGGTGGTCTGCTGACCCTGCAAAAGCTGCTGCAGCAGGGTCTCAAGGCCATCGTACTGCGGCGCGGGCTGTGGCGCAGGCTGCGGGACGGGCTGCGGGACGGGCTGCGGTGCGGGCTGCGGCACGGGCTGCGGCACGGGCTGCG